CGCGTTGGGATTTAGCACCGGTTGTAAGGTAAGCACCACAACCGAAACGGGCGAACGCCTCACCAAGGAGGCTGCCACCGGCAAGTGGAAGGAGAAGTACGTGAAGTCATTCTCGGAAACCATCTCTGCTGACGGCGTCGTACTCACCGACGGTACGAGCGAAACGCCCACTTATGACCAGTTGAAGGCCTTGCAATTGGCCGGCGAACCGATTACCGCCACGTACTCGCTGCGCGACGGCGACAAGCGCACAGGCAAAACCTCCGGCGGTTACAGTGGCTCATACATCATCACTTCGCTCGAACTGGACGCTCAGGCTGGCGATGACGCCAAGTACAGTCTCCAGTTGGAGAACTCCGGCTCTGTGTCGGCAGTAGGCAACGGACTGACGGAGACTACTGAATGAACGAAACAGAACTCTTAATCTGACGGATTATGGCTAAAAGATCAATTACCATTCAAGGCAAGAAATATCCTTGCTACATCACCAACGGCGCCATGCTGCGCTACAAACGCTCCACGGGAGAGGACGTAAGCAAAATGGCCAACGATGACACGGCCAAGATGGTCGAGTTCATGTACCACTGTACGGCGAGTGCAAGCCGCGCGGAGGACGTGGACTTCGACATGGACCTTGACACCTTTGCGGACTACACCACGCCGGCAGACCTTCAGGCCTTCGGTGAGGCGGTTACAGAGGATTCAAAAAAAAAGTAGATGATGAGGATGAAGTAGAAAGTGATATTGAAACACTGTTGGGTATCGCGATGGGGTGTATGGGGATGAGTATGGATGACTTTTGCCGATGCACCCCATCCGAATTCTCGGAGGTATGGAAATGTTTCCAGCAACAGGAGGTGAGGAAGGAGCGCAGCGCATGGGAGCGCAACCGCTGGCTGGCGGTGTGCGTGGTGCAGCCCTATTCCAAGAAGACACTCGGTGTAAAGGACATCGCCGTGTTCCCGTGGGAAAAAGAAGAGCCGACAAGGCAGGACGCCAAGCCGGCTATGAGCACAGAGGAAATCATGGTGAAGTACAGGGAAGCGTTGAAGCAGTACGGGTTCAAATAATGCCCTACGTTATCGTTTCCCGTCTCTTCGTTTCCTTTCCTCGTAATCAATCTCTCTACTATGGTCCACATAGTAGACGATACCTCGTAATACAAATAGCCAAAAGGCTACTATACCTACGAGCATCAGTTTCAAAGCGATTGGATGATGTATTAAAAATTCAGTCATAACGTAACTCATTTTTGCAAAGTTAGTGATTTAATTTAAAAATGCAATGGATAATTCAGTGAAATTCAAAATAGAACTTGAATCCAACGGAGAGAAAGTATTACAAACGCTCCGTCTGGACATGGACGACTTTAAAAAAGCCGTAAAGGAAGCCACTGGCGAGGCTCAGAAACTCAGCAGCGGTCTTTCGAGGATGGCTGAACTATCCGTTGTTGTGACCTCCTTAACCTCAGTTGTAAGTGGACTAAATCAAGCCATAGACTCTGTTGCCGGCAGCTATGAACGATTCGACGTCTCGATGCGTGCCGTAAATACGATGGCAGGTCTCGATCAGGCAGGGCTTAAGAAGCTGACCGGTCAAGTAGAATCTCTTGCTTCGGAGATTCCGTTAGCTAAAGACGCATTAGCCAATGGCTTGTATCAAGTTATCTCCAACGGAGTGCCGGAGAACAACTGGATAGAGTTCCTGGAGAAGAGTGCCCGTGCTTCGGTGGGAGGTATCGCCGACCTGGGCGAAACGGTCACAGTGACCTCCACCATCATCAAGAACTACGGCCTTGAATGGAGCGCAGCCGGAGATATCCAGGATAAGATTCAGATGACCGCCAAGAACGGTGTGACTTCCTTCGAACAACTGGCGCAGGCGCTACCCCGCGTCACAGGATCAGCCGCCACGCTCGGCGTGACAATCGACGAGTTGTTTGCGTCCTTTGCCACACTGACCGGCGTAACGGGTAATACTGCGGAAGTATCCACTCAGTTGGCAGCCATCTTCACAGCCCTCGTAAAGCCGAGCAGCGAAGCCACCACCATGGCTCAGCAGATGGGCATCCAGTTCGATGCAGCGGCTATCAAGGCGGCTGGCGGTATGCGCAACTTCCTCCAGCAATTGGATAAGGATATCAAGAGCTACGCATCCGCCCACGGACAATTGGACCAAGAGATTTACGGCAAACTGTTCGGATCCGCCGAATCGCTGCGTGCGCTCACGTCCTTGACGGGCGAACTGAGCGATAAGTTTGGCGAGAATGTAGAGGCTATGTCGGGAAGTGCCGGAACCATCTCTGCGGCCTACGACAGCATGGCAGGGAGTGCAAGTGCTTACACCCAGATTCTGAACAACCAAATCACCACCGCGACAAAGGAGGTGGGAGTCATTGCCAGCAAGGCACGGCCTTATCTGCAATATGTGGCCATCCTCGGTCAGGCTACGGTTGGCATAATAGCTATGTGCGCGTCCATCCAAAAAGGAATCGTGTACGTAAAAAGTCTCTCTTCGGCTGAAGTGGTGCTGGCCAAACAGATCAACGCAACGACCTTGCACGGAAAGATGCAGGCTGTGGCCATGCGCATCCTTACCGCAACGACCGGAGCTACCACAGTAAGCGTAACGGCACTCACAGTGGCCACTGCGGCATTGTATGCCGTGACGGGCACACTTCTGATTGCAGGCATCGGTGCGTTGATTAGTGCGCTCTCTTCCTTCTCCTCTTCCTCGGATGCGGCGACCGATAACGCCGACCAACTGGCAAGTTCGACCAACGCCTACAAGGACGCGGCTGCGCAGGCCAAGAGCGAGATTGAACTGGAGCGTGCAAAGCTGCAGGACCTGATTAAGTCCAAGAAGGATGCCACCGACGCTATCGCCCGGCTGAACCAGCAATACGGCGAGGAATTCGGGTATCACAGCAGCGCTTCGGAGTGGTACGATACGCTCACGTCCAAAAGCGAAGACTATTGCCGGCAGCTTGCCTACGAGGCGAAGGCCAAGGAACTTGCCAGCAAAATCGGTGAGACTCAGGTAGAGTTGGATAAAGTCAGGAAACGCAAAAAAGTACTCGAGGACAGCGGCCAGACCGCCCCTCCCCAAACACGGGTGAGGTCGATTGGAGGCGGCGCTACCGTCACCGAAAAGACTGGGTCGGAAGAATACGCCAGCCTCATACAGAAGGAGGATGAACTTACCCAGCAGGCGGCAAGTTGGAATACCGAATTGCAAAACTGCGTGGAGAGTGCGAGACAGGCACGCGAAGCGTTATCCTCTGTAGGGAACGAGACTACCCAGAAAGGCGATTGGAAGTCGATGAGCTATACCGACCTCTCCACCGCCATCGAGAACCAGCGCATCAAGGTGAAAGGCCTGGCCGGAACGTCCGATACCGCCAACGCCAAGAAGGAGAACGAGGAACTGAAACGCATGGAAGCCCGCAAGAAGGCCCTGGAAAAGCAATACCACCTCTCCACCTCCTCGGGCAGTGAGTTCGACGGCAAGAGCCTTATCGCCAATGCCACCTCTTATCAGGCTCTCGGCAACAACGTCAAGTATTACCAGACGCAGATCGAGAAGACGGACCCTGCAGAGAAGCAGCACATCGCCAACCTGATTAAGCAGCGGGACGAGGCCCAGAAGTCGCAGGACGCCGTGAAGCGTCTCTACGAAGAGCTTGGACGTCCCACCTCGTTCAGTTCCCTCGATGACTTCGACAAGGAACTGACCTATCTGCAAAATCAGCGCAACGCGGCCTCGCAGGAGGAATTGGGCCAGCTGGACGCTCAGATAAAGCGTGTGACCGACCTTAAAACGGCGTTCGAACAAGGTTCTCACATCGGCCTCGACATGGACGCCGTGGACTCCATCCAGCAGGCGGAGACGGAGCTGTCCTATTGGGAGCAGCGTATCAAGCAAGTGGGCGGTGCCGAACTCGAGGAAGCGGTCAAGACCCGCGACGCCTGGAAGGAGAAGGTGCGCGTCCTGAATGAGAACACCACCATCCCCGTACCCGTGGCCGACCTCAGCAACCTGCAACAGGCCTCTGACGCCATCAGTCTTTACGAGCAGAAACTGCAACACGCCACCCAGGCGGAGAGTCTGGAAATCCAGAAGCGCATCAACGAGTACAAGCGCTGGAAGAAGGAACGCGAGGCTGCGTTGAATGAAGCTTCGAAACCTGCGGACATCAGCCAGCTGAACACCGTGGGCGACCTGGAGGAAGCCATCTCATGGTACACCGACAGCATGAAGACGCAGAGCGACGTGGAGATAGA